AACGCTAACAGATCTTTAACATTTACTAATGGTGCTTTATCAAATGGTAAAAACGATGTTATTAAATTAACAGGAACGTTAGCAGCTAACAGAACAGTTTCTATTCCAGATTCAATTGAAAAAGTTTATCATGTTCAAAACGCATGTGACCATGCAGGTAACACTTTAACTTTCAAAACAGCAGGAGGAACAGGTGTTCTTTTATGTGAAGGAAATAACTATGTGCTATATTCTGATGGTACAAATATTGTAAAATTATCTGAGCAAAGAAATTGGAGAGCAATAACAGCTAATGAAACAGTTCAAGCTGGCGCTCAACTTTTAGTAAATACAAACGGTGGAGCTGTGACAGTTACACTACCAGCCTCGCCTGCTACAGGTGATGAGGTTTCATTTGTAGATCAAGGTTATGATTTTAACACTAACGCGTTGACTGTTGGTAGAAACTCTTCTAATATAGCTAATGCAGCAGCTGATCTTGTTGTTAACACACAGGGTGCAGCTTTCTGTTTAGTTTTTTCAGGAGATGCAACAACAGGTTGGACGTACAAGGAGAAATAGAATATGGCAAATTACGAAGCAACAAGATACGATTTTTCTGGGGCAAACCTTACAGGTATCGAGGGTATTCCTACAGCGACTATTGTGCCGTGGTCTTCTTCTTCAGTACCATCAGGTTTTTTAGAATGTAATGGAGCAAACGTCTCAAGATCTACTTATGCAGATTTATTTGGAATCATAGGGACAACTTACGGATCTGGAGATGGTTCATCTACTTTTGGACTACCAGATCTACAAGATAACGTAGCTATTGGAAAATCTGGAACTAAAGCCTTAGCATCAACTGGTGGAGCAAATACTGTTGCTGCTTCTGGTAACGTTGGAGGATCAACAGCAAACGCTACTTTGACAACAGCACAACTTGCATCACACTCACACTCAATTAACCCATTAGATAACCCGATAGGTGGACCGGGAGGTGGAGAAACAACTAGACCTCAAAATGCTTTGGACTCAGACAATCACCCTAACACTGCTAACCAAGGTAGTGGAACAGGTCACTCACACAACATGAGTGCAACTTTTAGTGGTACTGCAACTTCTGTTGTGCAACCTTATTTAGCAGTAATTTATATTATTAAAACGTAGGAGAAAATATGGCAACGAACGCAAATTGGACAGTAGTATTTGACGACAAAATGATCATCAAACAAAGTGGTGATGGTGCCGGTCCATATATTATAACAGGTGAAGATTCTTTTTGGAGTGATTCTAAATGGTCAAACATTTGGGCAATTCAATATAAAAATGACGACCATGATTACAATGATTCAGTAGAGTATAGAGATGAAACTCCTCATGCTACTTGGACAGCAGCTAACTTAGGAGATTTCTCAACTCAATTTATTGCAAAATGGGATGCAGCTCACTTAGCTAGATTACAAGCTGATTGGGATGCGAATAATGTTGATGGAGAAACTGAGTCAGAAAAAATTTCTAGATTAGGTGCAAGACCTACATCTTATTCATCTTAATAGTAAATTTATTAGGTAAATTAACACGATCATACGCGTGATTAGCGTATGGACCATTTTGATTTACGTAATGAAAGAACGCTTGAGCCAACCCCTCACCCTTGTATATTCCTGGTCTACCATGAGGTTGATCACAACCAGCATATAGTAATCCATCTCCTTCTTCTATTTCAAACTTAGAATCTTCAATTGTTAGAGGCCACTTATCATATTTTTTTATACATGCTGTAATAGATATTTCACAAGATGGTCTATCAGTATGAGTAGGTAATGTTCCGCCAAAAACATAATATCTCCAATATGAAAAAGTAGGAAACAATTTTAAATTAGATTGTTTTTCTACAAGAGGTAATTTTAAATCTAATATACTTGTCATTAATGGATCTTTGTAAAAAGCAGGTGAAAAAGTTTGAAGATCCATAGTAAAATCTTTAGACCAGTCTAACTTAAAATAACAATATTTTTGAAGAATATTTAATTCTTCTTTTGAAAAAAAATTTTTTATTAATTTATAATTTACTGGAGCCATGCTACTATACTATATCTAGTTCCTTTTGTTATGGGTTCGATTTTATGTGGATACATAAAATTACTAGGAAAAAAAACAATGGATCTTTCTCCAAGTTTTAACCTTTTTACTTCATTTGACTTTGGATCTGTAAAAACTAAATCTCCTCCTTCATAATTATTATTGAGATTAATTATAATACTTAAATGCCTAGACACATTGCTAAAATGATCTACATGTAAATTGTACCTACCACCTGGTGAATATTTCAACAAATCTATTTGATTTATTTTATTGCTATGCATTTGAGGGAATTTAATTTTATAGAAAAAATAAAGTCTTTCTATTTCTTTTTTTATGCAATTAAAATAAAAAATATTAGTAGGTGTGTTGGGTTTTAAAGAATACCCCTTGACTCTTCTCACCGTTTTGTTTAGTCCGTTTCCGGTCTCAAAATATTCTTTGCATTTATCTTTAATTAAATTAATTAAATTTTTAGTTAATTTAAGTTCAAAAGAATTTTTTATTTCAACAATATATTCAGTATGATCCATTTATGGTAACATCATCCACGAAGTTAAAATATATTTTTCACCTGATAAAGGTGGGTTGCCTCTGTGTAGATAAGGAAAACCAGCAGGCCAAATAACAATTCTACCTGTTTTAGGTTTTACTCTTTTAGAAAAATGTAAAAACTCTGTCTCACCGCCTTCTTCAACATCATTAAGATATATAGAAAAAACAAAAGCTCTTTTACTATACATTTCTTGATTACTGTGTTCAATGTGCCAAACGTGATAACCTTCTGTCGGTAATGTTTTTTGTATTTTTAAACCAGTAAAATTAAATTGTAGTCCTCCATACGCTTCTTGTGCTCCTACGTTTTTAGCATAATGATTCCAGGCTAAATCAAAATTTATCATCATAGATTTTAAAGACTCCCACCAAACATCTATATTGTGACCGGTAGCAAAATATTGTTGATCTTGTTTTTGTAATATTGAAGTTTTTTCAGAACTAATTCTGTTTAAGGTTTTATTAAATTTATCTTCATTTTCGAAAAGTTTAATAGCGTTATTACATTCTTCTTGGGTAATATAATTATCATACGTTCCTATGAAATTATTTATGTTGACTGTTTTTTCGTTACTCATATTTTAATTTATGTTTATATTGTATTTAAAAGTCAATACCATTCTTAGATCATTTACGTCACGTCTTATATCTCTAGCACAATGTTCTAGAGTTCCATCAAAAATTATAACTCTACCTGGTTTTGGTATGATGCTTTTTACAATTTCTTCGTTATCATAAAACACTGTTTCTCCTGCATGGTTTAAATTCCAGTTATTATTTAAATAGTACATAACAGTTATTCCACCTTTTGAGTTTAAAGCATAGTCTCTATGAGATTGATGCACTGTTCCATATAAATTAGCACTTGCGTACACCCTTTCTAATTTAAGAAAGTCAAACATACCTAAATTTTTTAATATTTTTTGTGTATGTTTTTTTAAATATTTTTCTACTTTATTTTTAAAATTTGGCTCGTATTTAAAATTTCTCCATGTAAATACGTCTTTACCCGAACCTATAAATTTCCATGGTACATTGTCTCTAAAATAAATATAGTTTTGTAAAATGTCTTGTTTATCAAAATAATTATCAATTATTTCTATATAAGTTTTAACTAATTTATTAGCTAATAATATTATTTTGTTATTAGATTTAATTAAATTTTCAGACTTAGTGCCTATAATATTTTTAACAACATTTCTATCTTTCTCCATATCATATATAGAGTTAAATAGGCCAGCAAAACAAATATCCTCATCACATTTCCAAAGTCTTAATTTGTCATAAACATTGACAGAATGTTGAAAAAGATTACCTTGACCATAAGGTATATTTTGAGTTTTTTTGGATATTAAATAATTTATACTTTCTATATATTTATTCATAAATACTGTTTATTTTGGTTCTTTCATTCTTAAAAAAACTAATATATAAAACACTATATGCTACAAAAATTAAATTTCAAGCCTGGTTTTAACAAGATGGTAACTGAATCCGGAGCTGAATCTCAATGGGTTGATGGTGATAATGTTAGATTTAGGTATGGATTACCAGAAAAAATAGGTGGTTGGAACCAACTAACTGCAGCTAGTTTAACTCTACCTGGAGCTGCACGTGCACAGCATACTTGGACTAGTATCGCAGGTGAAAAGTATGCAGCGATAGGAACATCACAGGGTTTGTTTTTATATTATGGAAATGACTTTTATGATATTTCCCCATTAGACACAGCCATTACATCTTGTACCTTTACAACTACAAATAATTCAGCAACCGTTACAATTAACAAAAATACACATGGATTATCCGCTGGACGATATTTTACATTTACCTCTGTGACTCTACCTGGATCAGGAACAGGATATACAGCATCGGATTTTACAACTGGTGCTTATGAAGTTGTAACGGCAGACACAAATAGTTTTACAATTACCATGGCGTCTGTTGAATCCGGAGCAGGAATCACAGCTGCAGGTTCTGCAACTATTAATCCATATGTTGAAGTTGGTCCAACATTTCAAACTGCAGGATATGGTTGGGGCACAGATACTTGGAGCACATCAACGTGGGGAACAGAAAGAACAATTAGTAACGTAATTCTGGAACCAGGAAACTGGAGTCTTGATAATTTTGGAGAAGTATTAGTTGCAACTATTACCGGCAATAAAACATTTACGTGGAATGCAGGTGCATCAAACGCACGGACAATAAGAGCGTCAACTACAACCACTAATTTTTCTACATCAAATAATCCAACATCTTCTAGACTAACACAAGTCTCAGACAGAGATAGACACTTGTTTCATTTTGGAACTGAGACAACGATAGGAGACACAACAACCGTTGATCCATTATTTATAAGATTCTCTAATCAAGAAGATTTAAATACTTATACACCAACTTCAGTAAATACTGCAGGTAGTTTTAGATTAGACAAAGGAAATAAAATTGTAGGTGCTGTATCTGGTAAAGATTACACTTTAGTTTTAACAGATAGCTCTGCTTATGTAATTCAATTTGTTGGACCACCATTTACTTTTAGTGTTAAGCAAGTTGGTACAAACTGTGGATTAATTGGTCAGCATGCTTTGAGTTATTCTGATGGTATCGTATTCTGGATGTCAGGTGAAGGTGGATTCTTTGCATACGATGGTACAGTTAAATCTTTACCATGTTTAGTTGAAGACTTTGTATTTAATACAGATGGTGATAATTTAGGAATTAATTTTAATTCAAGTGATGTAATTTATGCAGAACACAATACACTTTATAGTGAAGTAAATTGGTTTTATCCAAAATCAGGGTCAGATCAAATAGATAGAGTTGTTACATATAATTATGCAGAACAAGTTTGGACTACGGGATCATTAGCTAGAACAACTTACACAGACACAGGTGTGTTTGATGTACCTTATGCAACTGAGTATAGTAGTAGTGCTGCACCAGTATTTCCTGATATTCAAGGTATTACAAATAGATTTGGAGCATCAACTTACTATGCTCATGAAGTAGGAACTGATCAAGTAAATTCCTCTGGTACAACAGCTATTGCTGCGTTTATAAAATCTGGAGACTACGATATTACATCTAGTAAAAGCGCTCTGGGTCAGGCTACAGGAATAGCAAACTATAGAGGAGATGGAGAGTTCTTTATGTCTGTTAAAAGATTTATACCAGATTTTAAAGTTCTTACTGGTAACTCAAAAATTACATTATTATTAAATAACTATCCAAATAACACAGCCTCAAGCTCACCGTTAGGTCCCTTTACAATTACATCTACAACTGATAAAGTAGATACCCGTGCAAGAGGAAGACTCGTAGCATTAAAAATAGAAAACGATGGCACAGGTGAAACTTGGAGATATGGAACTCTAAGACTTGATGCACAACCAGATGGTAGAAGATAATGATAGATAAGGGTTTATATAAAAAAGGACGTGTTGGATTAAAAGGTGGAGCTGATGCATCACAGTTTGGTAGACCGTCTTCACAACAACAAACAGTAAATGTTGGAGCTGGTGGTGCTACTCTTGGAAACACGCCTCTAACTACTTATAATCCTCCTTCAGGAGGAGATAGTGGTGATGATGGTAGTCCTTTTAGAAAAACACCACCTAAAAAGAAAAAACCCGTACAAACTTTTTTAAAACAAGGTGTAGATTATGCGAGAAAAAATCCTCTACAAGTTTTACTTGGTTTTTTAAATCCTGCTTTTGGCGCTGCAATGTTAGGTGCTAATTTTTTAAATGATCCAGAGAGAAGAAAAAGACTTACTGGATATGAAACTCAAGAAGAATACGATCAAGCCAGACAAGATAGAATTAATCTTAACCGTATAAAAACTTTAGAAAATACAATACAAAAAAAATATTTAGATAAAAATAGATCTTTAGATGAAACAAATTTAGATGAAAGACTTGCTGCTTTAAAATCACAAATGGGTATTACTCCAAATACTGCAGCTGATCTAAGACCAGATCTTGATTTTAGTAATCAGTCTGAACTTGCGTTTGAAGGAATAGGTAGTTTAGATACTAATAAAAATATAATTGATAATATGATTAGTAATATAGACAAATTATCTAAACAACCTAATTTACAAGAACTGTATGATAGAGATAGAATTTTATCTGGAATGGATAATTTCGTAGCACCTCCAGGTGAAAGTGGTGGTATTCCAACTATAACATTTAATCCAAATACTTTTGATGATAATAGCTTAAGGACACAACAATTTTTTAAAAATTATTTTAATAGACCAACTAATATAACACCATTTGGAACTGTTTTAGAAGAAGAGTTTCCTAGCACCAGACAACCTAGTTTTATAGAAGTACAAGACACGCCTCAATCACGAGATGACTTTTTCTTAAATGCTATAGCAGATGCTGAAACGGAAAATGAAAAACTTTTAAAACAATTATTTAATCCTGATACAGGTGTTGACGAATTTATAGATAATAAAAATAAGAAAGAACAAAGAGAACAAGAATTATTAGAAGAATTAAAAATGTTAAGTTAATGGCTAGAATAACTTCATACATACCTGAACCTAAACAAGAATACGATGTTGAAAACCAGAGACAAATTCTTCGTGCAGTTGATACAATTAAAGAAGAATTAAATTTTTCATATCAACAAGATTTAAAAAACGAACAAGAAGCTTTTAATTATTTTTTATCATGACAATAAGATACAAGAACCAGGGTTTTAAACAATCAGGTACAGGAAAGACTACAGTGTTTACATGTCCTAGTGATGGGACAGCTATAGTTAAAAGTATTTATTGTGCAAACAATGATGCATCATCAGCTATTTTAGTAAACATGAATTTTGTTGACTCATCTGATTCAAGCGCAGAATATGAATTTTTTAGAAATGATCTAGCAGCTAAAACACAAGTAAATGCCACACCTCAAGGCTTGAATTTAGAAGCAGGAGATGCTATAACTGTGCAAGCAGCTACAGGTAGTAATAAGATACAAGGCCTGATAAGTTATGCTCTAATAGATAGATCGCAAGAAAATGGATAAAGATAAGTTACCAAAAATAGAATGTACAACAGTAGTTACCTGGCGTAATACTATGACAGGTGAAACATTTAAAGATAAAAAAGAAGGAGATAATATTGTTCAAGATGTAACTGTACAAGTTACTAATAAAGGTCTTCAAGTATTTCAGAAAGTAAT